CCCCGGAGGAGTGGGTGGTTGGTGGGTCAAGAAGATGTACATCGACGGAACACCAGAGAATAAGCCTTTTCCTGCATTCGACATAGAAACACGTCGGGATTTTGTTTGGCCCCCCGGACATGAAAAAGCAGGACAGCCTCTCTTCTATCGTAAGTTTGTTCCGGCCCGTTTGACTGACAATCCTCACCTGATGGCAGACGGTCAATACGAAGCCATGTTGAGATCGCTGCCCGATGTCGAACGCAAACGACTTCTCGAAGGGGACTGGGATGTAGCAGAGGGAGCAGCCTTCCCAGAGTTCTCACGAGCCAAGCATGTTGTCGAATCATTCGAACTTCCGACGAACTGGCCCCGCATACGAATGGCCGACTACGGCTATGCAGCACCCTCATGTGTCTTGTGGGGCGCAATCGATTGGGACGACAATATCTGGATATATAGAGAATTATATCAAAAACACTTGACAGCAGAGCAACTAGCTGATAGAATACTAGAAGCAGAACAACTAGACCCACCACCACACTACACAGTCCTCGACTCGTCTTGCTGGAACAAGACAGGTTTTGGGCCTTCAATAGCAGAAGTGATGATGAGAGCAGGTGTGCGTTGGACCCCTGCAGATCGCAATCGCATTCAGGGCAAGATGGAAATACATCGACGCCTAGCTGACAATCCTCACACAGAAGAACCTCGCATCCGTTTCTTTTCTACGTGCCAGAACATCGTCAAGCAGATTGCTGGCATTCCTCTTTCCAAAACAAACAGCGAAGACGTAGATACGAAGGCAGAGGATCACGCATACGATGCCTTGCGCTACGGAATGATGACACGCATGAGTGGTTACGTTTCTATACACCAGCAACTAGGCTCTATAAAAAACCACGTTCACAAAGTACAAGACGAAGTATTCGGATACTAGATGGCAACCTACGCTGAAAAACTACGAACAAATACGTTAACAGTCGGAGAAGCAATTGCGCTTGGGCCGAAAAAAAGCATAGCTGTCTTACGCAAAAATGTAAAAAAGGCAGGAGTAGATTTAGATTCTCCGTGGCTGGATATTGGAAAAGGACAAGCCGGTGTAGATTTTTTAATAAACCTGAACAAAGTGGGTACAGAAGCAAACTTTACTGCCCTGCTCACAGTACAAAACAACGTAGCAACAATAGCTAGTGTAAACGATCTTCCTGATGTGCCAAATGTTTTTGGTGCAAATGGCAAGGCTAGGTCGATTAAAATAGATGCTAAAGGTAACTACGTTGAGGCAGGGGGAGAAAATTTATCAGGGCTAGAGAAGGCAAGTCAAGCCCGCGAAACAAAGAAGTTTAAGGCTGTTCCTAGCGCAAAACTGTCTGTTCCAATAATAGCTGACGGTATAGCTGCAATACCTGATCCTCAGACTAGGGCGGCAGTAGCTATTCTTGCTCTTATACCTCTTCGTCCCGGAGAAGTCGCCTTTGGAGGTTCTACAAAATACCCAGACACGCAACTTCAAGTAGGAGACATAGACTTTGAAACAGGAGTCATAAAGGAAACTGTTCGTGGAGGAAAAATAAGAAATGCAATTCAAATTCCTGAAGTAGCCTTAGAAATATTAAGACAAGCCGAAGCTGATGCCGTTGCTGCTGGCCGTAAAAATATATTTGATACTACAGTATCCAAAATGACTTCTGCTGTAAATGCTCCCGGTGGAATTTCTGAGAAACTCAACGCATTTGAAAACAGGATGGGACGAAAAGTTGAGGGTGTAAAAGACCTTCGTAAAATTATACCTTCAATAATAGCATCAGAATTAGGATTTACGGGTGATATTAGTGCTATCATGGGGCACGATGATTTGGCCTCAGTTTCTAATGACCTTGCTAAAACAACAAGCACACATTATGTGTCTGATGTTTTTGGAGAGGTTAACGAGGCTACACGAGAAAAAGTTGCCCTATCCGCACTTCAAAATGAAATGGCTAAAGTTCTTGGCCTGAATCATCAAGGCGAGTTAGCTGCTAAGTTTGGTATAGATGTACCTGCCCTAGAAAAAGAAGGCAGTAAGTTTTTAACTATTGTGCAAAAGGATTCTCCTGCTTTATCTGGAGATATACAAGAAACTAGAGTAATAACTAAAGAGGACGAAGCCCTATCCGCTGCACAAAAAAACGCAAACACAGAGCGACTTAATCTTGAGGCTGAACAGTTTAGAGCAGAGGCTTTTAAATTAGGTGAAGCTACTAATGAAGCAGAAGCAAATTTTAATGTAGAGAACTTTAAAAGTGCAGTTCGTGCCCGTTTAGAAAAAGCTGATATAGCTAAAGACGTAGCAAAAGAATTTTCACAAGAAAAAGCACAACAATCAGCAGGAATGTTTGATGACCTTTTGAATGACATGGCAGAAGAGTTTTCTTCAGTTAAAAAGACTCTCAAGTCTAGTGCCATAGCTGCAGCAACTACAGGGCTTGCTATGGCTAAGTCTGCTCCCGGCCCCTTGTTTGACTTGATTAGCGGTGTTGTAGACAAAGAAAGCTATGACGTTGCGGAACAAAAAGGACAAAGATTTGTATCAGAATTAACGGGACAGCCTGAGGATAGCTTTGTATCTCGTATGGGTGGTGGCGCAGGTGTTCTTGGCGAGATGGTCACAGGTGCTGTTGCTGATCCAGAAGGGGCAAGCAAAACGGCACTTCAAATGGCTCAAATGCTAGGCGCGGTTTCTCCAATAAATTTTAATCAGCAGGTTGCAGATGCACCCGCCCCAAATATTCCCGATCCCGCACCCCCTGCGCCTGAAATGGCTGCACAAGGGTTCGTACCAGTTCCCGAAGCCCGTGCCAATGCAATGCGGGGGGAAACAACCGCGATGGAACAAGCCCCATCGTTTCTTTACGGCGGCGTAGTCCGCTAAACAACCCAACAAACGGAGGCAGTAATGCCAAACAATAACTACAACTACGGCGCATCATATATTATGAACGCAGATAAAACCAGCGTTGATAAAGACGAAGGCGCATCTACACTCTACCGCGAAAAGCTAGAGTTTGATACTCGTGTCCAAACTGGACCGATGATTGAAGCTATGCCCAAGAAACAAACCAAACCAACTGTGGAAGCTTCACTGTTTAAGATGGCAGACGAACGCGACTACTAAGGAAGCGACATGGCCGATAACTTTTTAGAACCTGCGGACGATACCGCCGTACCCGTCTTTGAACCCGAAGAGCAAATGCCGGGGTTGGCTGCGTACGTTCAAGCACGGTTCGACGATGCAGAAAACGGACGATTCTCGTACGAACAGCGATGGCTAAGAGCGTATAAGAACTTTCGCGGTATCTACGATTCTACTACACAATACCGTGACAGTGAAAAGTCTAAGGTGTTTATTAAGATCACCAAGACTAAAGTTCTTGCTGCGTACGGTCAAATTGTAGACATTTTGTTTGCAAACAAAAAGTTTCCACTGGTCATAGAGCCGACTCCAATCCCGGAAGGTATAGCAGAGTTTGCCCACCTTACTACTCCGTTAGATCAGATGCAACCCCCGGAAGACCCATACGGCTTTCAAGGGGATGGTCGTGAGTTACCGTTTGGTGCTACGCAAGCTACCCCTGCCTCTGGTGACTTTTTAGGTGGACTTGCTGGACAGTATGGTGATGCACCCCTATCTGAAGGCCCATCTCGTATGGGTGAGCCACAAATCAGTCCTGCACAGAAGGCTGCACTTAACATGGAGAAGATGGTTCACGACCAGCTTCTTGATACTCGTGCAGTAAATGTACTACGCAGTGCAATCTTTGAATCTGCGTTGTTGGGTACAGGTATTGTAAAGGGACCGTTTAATCATTACAAACGAATACATCGTTGGGAAAAAGGACCGGAGGGACGCACCTATAGTCCTTACGAACGTATTGTTCCTCGCATCGAACATGTATCTCCGTGGGATTTTCACCCTGATCCTTCTGCTACAAGCATAGACGACTGCGAATACGTTATCCAACGACACCGCATGAATCGCCAACAACTTCGTAACCTTATCTCACAGCCTCACTTTTACGCTGACGCTATTGAAGAGTGCCTCGCAAAAGGACCAAACTACGAAGACAAATATTACGAAGATACTATTCGTGAAGAAGAGACTGAACCGTACGTCGGTGACAGCAGATATGAAGTCCTAGAATACTGGGGTTTCCTAGATGCAAAGCTGGCACGAGAAGCAGGGCTAGACATTCCTGCTGACATGAGTGAGTTTGAACAGGTACAAGTAAACGTGTGGGCATGTGGTACCATGATCTTACGTTGCGTTATGAACCCATTCACACCAGCCCGCATACCTTACCAAGTGTTCCCATACGAAATCAACCCGTATCAAGTGTGGGGTGTTGGTGTTGCAGAGAACATGGAAGACGCACAACTGCTTATGAATGGTCACGTTCGTATGGCAATTGACAACCTCGCTCTTGCTGGAAACCTTGTGTTCGACGTAGATGAAGCGTCCCTTGTTCCCGGACAAAACATGGACATTTTTCCCGGAAAGATATTCCGTCGTCAATCCGGTGTAACAGGTACAGCCATCAACGGCCTCAAGTTTCCTAATACTGCACCTGAAAACATTCAGATGTATCAGATATCACGGCAGCTTGCTGACGAAGAAACAGGTTTACCGTCAATTATGCACGGTCAAACAGGTGTAACTGGAACAGGGCGTACGGCATCCGGACTGTCTATGCTTCTTGGTGGGGCCAGTTTGTCCCTGAAGACAGTTATTAAAAACATTGACGACCAGCTTCTCAAACCATTGGGCGAAGCATACTTTCAATGGAACATGCAATTCAACGAAAGTTCACCGGAAATTGAAGGCGACCTAGAGATCAAACCTCGTGGTGTAGCTGCAGTGATGCAGAAGGAAGTGCGTAGTCAACGATTAACAACACTTTTACAAACCGTGTCTAATCCTATGTTGGCACCGTTTATTAAAATACCAAACCTCATGCGTGAATTGGCTATCGCACAGGACATCGATCCTGACAGCCTTGTGAACGATATGAATGAAGCGCAGATTTTTGCAGAAATGTTGAAGGGATTAGCCAATGCTCAACAGGAAACAAGCCAGCAAGGTCAGCCCGCTGGTGGCCAACAAGGAGGCGTGGGACAGTCTGGAGGAGTACCTGCAGGAGCAAATCCAGATGACGCTTCGGGGGTTGGTGGCGGCACAATCGGAACTGGAAGTGTTCCGGCTGCAGGGGAAGATAACTTCACTGGAACAGATCAAGGGATTGAAGGCTGACTTTGACGCAGCAATGAGGACAAAAGAGTAGTGGCTTCACAATTTTTAAAAGATTTTGCATCTAGTGTAATGTTGGGTACGACTCCCGGCGTAAAACGACCATCTGTAAATCGTCCTAGTCCTTTTGACAATGACGGTAGAATGGATATTAGTGATCGTTTTCGTCCTGTACAAGATTACAGTAATAGTAGTAGTGGCGCATATCAGCAATCTTACTCGCAGGGTTCAACAGAAAGAACTGATTCGTATGGGGGTCCATTAGATGTTTCTGGAATGACGCAGAGTGTTGCTAATCAGTTTGTAGGTATGGACCCGACTCTGGGATCAACACTGTCCATGACGGGAATTAATCCTTTTATGGCTCTTGGAGCAGGATTATCTAAGAAAAACCTAGAAAATATTGAAAGCAAAATTGCAGAAGGTACTTCAGGCTATGCTCTTGGTATGCTAAATGGAAGAATCGTAGGTGTGTCTCCCAGTCTTTTTGGTGGCTATAACCTTTCTGGAGTTTTGCCAACTGGGTTAAATACAGAACAACGAAACCAATTAATTAATAATCTTCTAGCTTCACGAGAAATGATAGACAATCCAAAAGATTTTGCTGTTTCTCCCCAGCCGTCTATACAACCTTCTGATGAAGAACGAGCAATATCATATAAACAGAATGTAGTCACAGATTCTTCAGATAATCCTGTAACATCTGGTGAAAGCTATGTTACTACCCGTCAAGGTCAATACGTAAATCAACAAGAGTTGGAGGCTCAACTGGAAGCGACTCGACGCGAAGCGGACCGACAAGCTGCAGAAGAAGCCCGACAAGCTGAAGAAGCAGCCCAACAAGCTAGAGAAAATTCTTTTTCGGGAGAGAATCGCCCGGATAACTCTCGCGGCAGTTCTAGAGAAAGTCCGTATGGAAGGGGTGGTGGTCCCGGTTACGGCGGCGGAAGAGCCGTTGGGGGCACTGTAGGCTTTGCAGAGGGTGGTACTGCCAAAAAAGACCCAATCCAGTCTACGGGCTTTGTAGACGGCCCACCGCAAGCTTACGCAAAAGGGACTACCGTAGCTGATACAGAAAACCATCGTGTGCGTGTGGGTTCGTTTGTTATCAACGCACCGACCACAGAACGCTTGCAAAAAGAGGGCAAGCTACCAAAAGGTCCACAAAAGATGAAAGCCGCAAAGGGCGGCAAGATGATGGAAGTAGCCCTGTCAAAAGGCGAATACGTAGTTGACGTAAGCGACATTGACAAGTTTGGTGGGTACGATGCTCTCAACAAAGAAAACGACAAGGGCAAGCCAGAAGTAGATCGCAGACAGGCCATGCAAGAGGGCGGGTTTGTTACTCCGCCTGAACGCAGTCCATTTAGAAAACCTGTGCAAGTTACAGGAGATGAATACGGAAAAAATATGTCTGCTTTAGAGGCTGCACCCGCCCTTTTAACAGGAACTTTAGATGATGTAAATGAAGCTTTAGCGCAATCAACGGCGTACAGAGAAAGATTTAAACCCCAAGATAACGATGCTTCTGAAGACACTTTACGCCATATTTTAGTGTCTGGGTATATGCACAATAAACCAAATAAATTTGCTAGATATTTTGGAGATATAGCTTCCGGACTTTTAGATGATAGAGAACTTGGGGGCAGTGTTGAAGATCAGATAGATTTAAATAACAATGCGTATGGAAGAGCACTTAGAGAAAAATATCCTGATAGGGATGAATTTACAAAACAAGCCATTCGTGTTGTGAGAGAACTTTACAGAGGAAATCCTAAAAAATTAGGTGATTTAAGTCCTATGTTAAGCACAGGCAGAGAATAAAAGAATTCGTCGGCTACCCGTTAACAACGGCCCCGACACAACCGAAGCGGCTACCTACAAGCCAAAGTAGCCCCGCTATGAAGAGGTAACAAAATGGCAAAACAAGTACGTGGCGCAAGAGCCAACAAACCGAACGACTCTTTCGGAACTATCAACAGCGAGACTCTCTACAAAGGCAACTATCGTGAGGACGTTTACATAGACGACGACGATACCCCAGAGGTAGAAGCAAGCGAAGATACCGACCAACCTGAATCTACTAGCTTTGCAGAAACAACGCAAGAGAAACCGGATCATAACTACAAAAAACGATACGATGACTTGAAGCGACACTACGATGCAAAACTTGCAGAATTTCAGGCGGAAAGACAACAACTAGAAGCGGCAACTAAACAGGCAAACGTGCCCATGCCAAAGACAGTTGAAGAGTTGGAAGAATTCAAAGCGCAATATCCTGACGTGTACGGAGTTGTGGAAACTGTAGCAGCAATGCAAGCCAGTGAACGCACCACCGAACTCCAAAAAGAATTGGAAGTCATTAAAGAGCGTGAGAAGGAAACGGTAGTACAGGCAGCTTACCGCGAACTAACAGCTAATCATCCGGACTTCGATACGATCAAATCGGACGAAAAGTTTTTAGCTTGGCTTCAAGAGCAACCCGAATCCATTTCGGATGGTATTTACAATAACAATACCGACGCTCGTTGGGCCTCACGAGTTCTTGATCTGTATAAAGCAGACGCAGGAATTTCAAAAAAGAAGACTAACAAGGCGAAGACCGATGCTGCAACTTCGGTACGTGCCCCTAAAGCTAGGGACATTGCATCTGAAGAAAGCGGAGACACTCGCATTTGGAAGGCTTCTGAAATCCGTAATCTCAAGCCGTGGGAGTTCGAAAAGCTGGAAAGCGAATTGGACACTGCACGTCGAGAGGGACGGATCGACCCTAACAACTAATCCTCAAACAGAGGGAAGGAAAAGAACCAATGGCATTTGGTACTGCTGCAGGTTATGGTAACCTGCCTTCCGGTAATTTTGCACCGGAAATCTTTAGCCAAAAGGTTCTCAAGTTCTTCCGTCGTGCTTCGGTTGTAGAAGACATTACAAACACCGACTACGCGGGCGAAATTGAAAACTTTGGCGACACGGTTCGCATCATTAAAGAACCAACAGTCACTGTCTCAGCATATACACGGGGTTCCGTTGTAAATGCACAAGACTTGGCTGACGATCAAATCACGATGGTTGTCGATAATGCAAACGCTTTTGCGTTTAAGATCGACGACATCGAAGAGCGTCACTCGCACGTAAACTTCGAAGCACTTGCCACCTCATCTGGTGCATTTGCCTTGAAGCGTAAGTACGATGCCAATGTGCTTCAGGCTATGTCTGATGGTGCTGGTATTGCGGGTGCTGACGATGCTTCACTCTCCGGCGGGTTGACTACTACCAACAGTGCTTTGGGTACAGCATCTGCTCCAATCAACGTAGAAACTGACGACGCTGGCATCAACCTGATGCTGCTGATGGCACGTACACTTGACGATCAGTCTGTGCCAGAAGAGAATCGTTGGTTTGTAGCACCACCAATTTTCTACGAGAAAATGTTCCAAGCCGGAAATAAGATGGCTGAAGTTCAGGTAACTGGTGACGCTACTTCTCCACTGCGTAACGGCCTTGCAGTTCCGGGACTCCTCGCTGGTTTCCGCTGCTACAAGTCTACTGCGCTAAACTCATCAGCAGGTACCGATCAGGTAACTCTGTCTGGTGTGGCAACTGACTCTTCTGAGAATATAGTTCTCGCTGGTCACATGTCATCCACTTCTACTGCTTCGCACATTGCTAAGACCGAAGTGGTTCGTTCAACTGAGTCGTTCTCTGATGTTATTCGTGGTCTGCACGTTTTTGGTCGCAAAGTTCTGCGCCCAGAAGCTATGGTTCGCGGCGTCATCGACTTTGCGTAAGGGGAGATATATAAATGGCTACTTATGATCGTACCGTTACTGGTGGAGGAACCGTTGGTCATCCGGCTAACCTGCCTCGCCCGTATGTTATCACCTCTCCGGTCTACGACGCGGTTGATAACACGTCCCTCGCTGGGGCTGATATTGTCAAGATGATCGATCTGCCCGCAGATACGATGGTAATCGGCGGCTCTCTTGAAGTCCTTGAGGCTTCAGGCAACGCCTCCGTGACGCTTGACGTAGGCACCAGCACTGACGTTGACTCACTGGTTGACGGCGGCGCAAGTAACGCTGCTGCAATCATCCAGTTCAACCTGAAGGCTACAGGCGTAAATATGGTCACTGCTGCTGACTCTATTCAGGTGACTGTGCTTGACTCCGGATCAACCGGCACGACTGCACTGCGCTTCCGTGTACACGCCGTCGTATGCGACGTGTCACAGAACCCTACTGAGTCTGCTACTGTTTCTACTGGAACATAACACTACTCAAGGGGGCAGGGCAACTTGCCCTCTTGACTTTTTACTCAATTCATGTTATAAGCAATAACCTTTGCGGGGGATACACCTATGGCACGTAAAGCACCGGCCAAACCAAAGAAGAAGTCGGGCAGTCCTCCCAAGAATCCTGCATTATATTCTCGTGTGAAGGCAGCAGCAAAAAAGAAATTTGATGTTTACCCTTCGGCGTACGCAAATGCTTGGCTTGTTAGAGAGTACAAGAAGCGTGGCGGGACATACTAGCTATGGCTAAACCAAAGGGCGGTTTAACTAAGTGGTTCAAAGAAGACTGGCGGGATGTAAAGACCGGCAAGAAGTGTGGTCGTTCTGGTTCTGAAAAGAAGAAGCGTCCTTATCCAGCTTGCAGACCAGCTAAAGTTGCCAGCCGTATCACCAAGAAAGAAGCAGCAAAAAAGACCGGACCTCGCAAGGTTAATTGGTCTGTAACTGCTTCTGGCAGAAAAAGGAAGAAGGCCAGTGGCAAGAAAGCCTGACAACATGCCCGCCCGCAACAAAAAGAATTTTCGTGCCACCAAGAAGGGTGCGGGAATGACAAAGGCTGGGGTAGCTGCGTATCGCAAAAAGAATCCCGGCAGCAAACTAAAGACTGCTGTTACAGGCAAGGTTAAGCCGGGTAGTGCCGCAGCAAAGCGTCGCAAGTCATACTGTGCTAGGTCTGCAGGACAAATGAAAAAGTTTCCCAAAGCAGCCAAAGACCCGAATAGCCGTCTGCGCCAAGCACGAAAGAGATGGAAATGTTAAATTTACTTATCGGACCAATTACACAACTGGCAGGTACGTGGCTTGAAGGAACGGTTGAAACAAAGAAAGCAAAAACTCTGGCGAAAGTTGCAACGGCCAAAGCTGAAGCAACGATTATGGAAAAAAAGGCCACTGGCGAGATTGACTGGGACTTAGAAGCAATCAAAGGTGCCCAGAACTCGTGGAAAGATGAATGGCTGGTTATTTTGTTTTCTGTGCCGCTGATATTGGCTTTTATACCGGGTATGGAAGATGTCGTCTCACATGGATTTCAACAATTGGAGCAAATGCCTGAATGGTACCAGTACAGCTTGGGCGTTATCGTTGCTGCAAGTTTTGGAACGAGGGCAGCGACAAAGTTCTTTGGTAAAAAGTAATGACTATAGTTATGGAAAGAGTGCTGGCGTGGAAACTACTGCCTCGCTTTATGATGATAATGATGTCTCTGTCAGCGTGGAGAGTAGTGGAGTGGTTTATGACTCTGCCCGACCCAACGACCCAACAGTCCGCATTGGTAAGTGTAGTCACGGGGGCAATGACAGGTGCATTTGCGGTGTGGATGGGACATGAAAAATGAAATATAACACTTCACATTTTCTAGACAAACTAATCGAACACGAGGGTATGGTGCTTACCGTGTACGAAGACAGTTTGGGCATAGAAACTATCGGCATAGGTCGTAACCTAAAAGACAGAGGCATTAGCCCAGAAGAGTTGGAGTACATGGATATCCCGAATATGGGCATCGTGTACACTATGGGTATCAACGAGGCAGATGCCCGTTATCTTGCTATGAACGACATCAAGATTGTTGAGAACGAATTGTGCAAAGTACATCCTTGCGTCAACAAACTAGATGCTGTGCGTCAACTTATCTTGATGGACATGGCGTTCAACATGGGTGTACCACGTCTGTGTAAGTTCAAGAACATGTGGGCTGCGATACACGAAGGCAACTTTACTGCTGCAAGTCTTGAGATGATGGATTCGAGATGGGCACGTCAGGTTGGACGGCGGGCTACAAAACTGTCGGATGCGATGAAATCAGGAGAATTTTAATGGCGGATATTGATTACAAACAAAAAAGAGGAACAGTTTTTAGAAATTACGCTAACGCTTCCCGTAAAGCTGCCCGTAGTGCTGAAGTTGCAGATGATGGGGCTAAAGCTGCTCGCGCATCTCAAAAACGCAATATAAAAAGTAAGTTTAAAGCAGCAGAACAAAGCGGTAGAGTCATCACTCCTGACGGTAGACAAAGGGGTAGAGTCATAACTGCTGACTCTTATGGTATTTTAAAAAAATTTAGTAATAAGTATTCTATAGAAGTCTGATAATGCTACATGTTTTTCTCCTGTTTGTTTTCGTAGGCGTAGGAGATGATAAGAAGCTGGTCAGCAGAGACATGCACTTCAGAGACCTACGAGAGTGCGTCTGGTACGCACAAACCCTACACAAACAAGGCAACCTCATAACGGCATACTGTGTACCGCAGTTTATAACCGGCGGCAACGTAAAGGTATATTGATGGACCCCATTAGCGCAATGGCAACAGCATCGGCTGCTTTCGGTGCAATTAAAAAAGGTTTTGCCATAGGTCGTGACATTGAACAGATGTCAGGTGATTTGTCGCGGTGGATGGGTGCCATGTCTGACTTGGAACAGGCAGAGAAGGAAGCCAAGAATCCGCCCATATTTAAGAAATTGTTTGCTGGGCAATCAGTAGAACAAGAAGCCATAACTGCATTTGCTAACAAGACCAAAGCAGAGCAACAACGATACGAATTACAGCAGTGGATTAGCATGACACTGGGCAGGTCCAAATGGGATGAATTGGTTCGTACTGAAGGACAAATACGTAAGCAGCGTAAAGAGACACTGTATAAGCAACGTGAACGCAGACAAAAGTTTGTAGAGATTGTAGCGTGGATTATAATGGCGTGTATCTGCGTTGGTGTTCTTTACGGGCTTGTATCTTTTCTTTTATCTCGACAAGCCAATGCAGAAACTTTTCCTGAATATGTAGCTTGCAGACTTAAAGGTTGTGAGAGGATAGACGGACAACAGGTGTGCATCTATCACGGTGCAAACAACACTGTAGACCAAGTATGGATAGATTACGGACAGTACGTGCCGAACAAAATACAATGTAAGTACGACCCCAAACAAGAAAAACCTGCAAGCATTCAAGAAACTTTTGAACAAATTAGAAAGTCAAGAAAATAAAACTTGCCAAATGCATAATATGTGTGTATAATACTTGACAAGGAGAGTCGTATGAAACAACTGGCTTTTGACGCACTGCGTTACAAATACGAGGCGCAAAAAAAAGATGCAATATTTATATACAAAAATTACACGACAAATCCTGTTGCTGTGGGTGAGCATCCGAATCTTTTGGAAGAAATGGATAAAGCAGTCCAGATGTGGGAAAGTGCTAACAGCAAGCTGGATGCGCTTAACGTCTTGGATAGCGAAAGTTAACGGATACTAGATAATGGCAAGCACGTATCTTACTTTAGTTAACAATGTACTTCGGGACTTTAACGAAGTTGAACTAACCAGTTCTAACTTTACAAATTCTCGTGGCGTACAAACTACAGTAAAAGACTATGTTAATCGTTCGATTACTGATCTTATCAACTCTGAACTAAATTGGCCGTTTACTCGTGCTGCTGGTTCTGTTGACGTGATTGCAGGTAAGTCTTTGTACAGCCATGAGAGTATAGCGTCAAATCTTAAATACGTTGACTACGACACAATGTTTCTTCGTCCAAAAAACTATATTGCCAACGGAGACTTTGAGATTGCAGGGGCTGCAAGCATTACCAATTGGACTGCTGTATCCGGTACTCCTGTAGCTAGTTCTAAGTTTGGTAACACTTTGCTGCTTACTAATGCAGAAGCATCCCAAGAAGTAACCGATCTTATTGTGGGTCGGTCTTACATTGTAGTTACGCAAACCAGTGGTGCCACACTCACTCTTGAGATAGGAACCAGTTCAGGTGGATCACAAACTAAATCTGCTACGATCACTATTGCCAGTGGCAACGAAGTGGCTCTTACCGAAACTACGTTTACTGCTACAGCTACTACGCACTACGTAAGCTTTACTGAAGCAGCGGGCAATGCAGCGTTTGTTAAATTGGTAGAACTAAGTGAAGATGTTTTGCCTATTCCCCTCAAGTATTTATCCTACGAAGAGTACAACGATGCGTTTCGTGAGCGTGATACTCGCCCTGACACAGACAGGTTTGCTGATCCAGAATATGTGTATACCACATACAACAATGAGATTGGTCTCACACCTATTCCAGACACAAGCAATCGAACCTTAGAGTTTGATTACTACGTTGATAATACTGATCTATCTGCGGCAACTGATACGTCGATTATTCCTGCGCGATTTGAGACAGTGATAAATGCCCGCGCAAAATATTACACGCACATGTTTCGTTCCGACGTACAAGCTGCACAGTTCTCCTTAAAGGAATACGAGGATGGAATTAAACGTATGCGTATTGAGTTGCTTAATCGGAAGAACTACATGAGGGCTGTATAGAGTGGCTGACCTTAGTGAAACCGCTGCATTTCCGTTTATCTGTGAGGGGGGCTTAGTTGCCAACCGTTCCACATTTATTATGCAGCCGGGACAAGCCCTGCAGCTAGAAAACTTTGAACCCGACATAGAAGGCGGATACAAACGTATTCAAGGATTCCAACGTCACGTACGACATATAGTACCTCAAACATCATCCGCTGACGAAAAGGTGTTGATGGTAACAAGTTTTGAAGATAAAATACTTGCTGCACGGGGCGAAAAGATTTTTAGCAGTGCGTCTACGTCGTTAGGAAGAGGGTCATCTAGTGCGATTGCTGCCGACACAGCAATGACGGGTTCAGGAACTATTACAGTAATATCAACCAGTGGGTTTAGTTCTAGTGGCACTCTTCAAATAAACAACGAGTTGTTTACTTACACTGGAGTAACATCAACTACGTTTACGGGGGTTACTCGCGCTACTGGTGGAACCAGTGCAGCAGCCCACGCTGCTACTTCGGACACTACTAGAACAGTGGTTTCAGAATCGTGGACAGAACGAGACACCGGACGCACTAACGCTGGCAAGTATTCGTTTGAACGGTTTAATTTTGATGGCAACAGTAAGATTGTAGTTGTTGACGGGGTAAACGCCCCAACGGTGTTTAACTCTGCATTGTCTGCAACAGACGTAAGCACCAGTTCTGTTCTTGGTGCATCTATTGTAGCTTCGTACCGTGAACACATGTTTTATGCTGGTATGCCACTTACCGGCAACTCTGGACCACAAGAGTTAATATTTAGTGAGCCGTTTAACGAGGATGGATTTAGTTCAGGGCAGGGTGCGGGCAGCATCAAAGTTGATGATACAATCGTTGGCCTCAAAGTGTTTCGTGACGGTTTGTTTATTTTTTGTGAAAACAGGATATTTAAACTTACGGGCAGTTCACTAAGTGACTTTGCGGTACAGGCTGTTACACGAGACATTGGCTGTATCAACGGCAAGACTATCCAAGAATTTGCTGGTGATCTTTTGTTTCTTGGTCCTGATGGGTTGCGGACAGTTGCGGGTACAGCAAACATTGGTGACGTGGAGTTGGGCACTATAAGTTCAAACGTACAGTCCCTTTTTGATGAAAACATATCCGACGCTACAGTATTTGATTCTGTCGTCATACCAGAAAAGACACAGTACCGTTTGTTTTTTAGTAAGACAGGTAGCTTGGAAAGCAGAACAGAAGGACTAATCTGTGTCCTTAAAAACCAACAGGGTGGGAGCAAAGGGTACGAGTTTTCTACAGTCAAGGGAATTAAGCCGTCTTGTACAGACACCCTAATTGATGCTGGAGACATTCTTGTTTTGCACGGCGGATTTGACGGGTACATATATCGCCAAGAAGAGGGTACCACGTTCAACGGAACAGCTATCTTAGGCAAGTACCGTAGTCCTGATCTTACAATGAATGATCCCGGCATACGAAAACACATGCAGCGTGTTATTGTAAACTTTAAGCCTGAATCTACCATCGATGCAGACATGTTTGTTCGTTACGACTACGAATCACCAACATCAGCCCGACCTGCAGCATACCCTCTTGACTCTACTAGCATTGCAGGTATTTACGGGACATCCACTTACGGTACGCCAACATACGGCGGACCTTCACAACCACTGATTAGACAACCTGTAGAGGGATCAGGATTTGCTGTAGCCCTACGAGTAAACGACGGCGGTTCTACCCCCGCCTACTCACTAAAAGGTTTTCAGCTAGAGTACCAACTAGGAGCGAGACGTTAAATGGGCGCATCTTACACACGACAGTCATCGTATGCTGACGGAGACATTATTCAAGCGTCCGACAGTAACAACGAGTTCAATCAGTTACTGGCTGCATTTGCTGCAAGCACTGGACATACACACGATGGCACTGATGCAGAGGGTGGCCCAATCACCAAGCTGCTTGGCAACACACTCACATTTGGTGCAGCTACGGCTGGCACAGACATTACAGTTACATTTGACGGGGAGTCAAACGACGGTGTACTCAAATGGATGGAAGACGAAGATTACTTTGAGTTTTCTGATGACATCCTTGTAGCCAGCACAGAGAAGCTGCAGTTTCGGGACACGGCTATCTACATCCACTCAAGCGCGGATGGGCAGCTTGACCTTATAGCTGACACGGAAATTCAGATTGCTGCCACTACTGTAGACATCAACGGTAACGTAGACATATCAGGCACACTGACAATCGGTGGTGCGGGTATCTCTGAGGCAGAACTTGAAATACTGGATGGTGCAACAGTCACCACAACCGAAATAAACGTACTTGATGGTGATACGTCTGCCAGTGCTACTACTGTAGCTGACGCAGACCGTGTTGTATTCAACGATGCTGGAACTATGAAGCAGGTGGCGGTCACAGACTTAGCTGCCTATTTTGATGACGAAATTACGGCGATGCCAAACCTTGTTACCACCGCAGCTACGACTGTGGGGGCACTCAACTCTGGTTCGATCACGTCTGGTTTTGGTACGATTGACACAGGATCGTCAACCATAACAACCACAGGTTTAATTACAGGCGGTTCTCTGGATATTGACGATGTAGTTATCAACGGCACAACAATCGGTCACACAGATGATACCGATTTGCTTACCGTTGCTAGTGGGCTGCTGACTGTGGCAGGTGAAATATCTGTGACTACACTGGATATAGGCGGTACAAATGTAACGTCTACAGCAGCAGAATTAAACATTCTTGATGGTGTAACATCCACTGCAACAGAAATAAATATTCTTGACGGAGATACTGGTGCTTCTTCTGTAACTGTTGCTGACGCTGATCGTGTTGTTTTAAACGATGGCGGCACAATGAAGCAAGTTGCTGTAACAGATTTGTCTGCATATTTTGACGATGAGATTACGGCAATGCCAAATCTCACATCTGTTGGCACGTTGACAACTTTGACTGTAGACAACGTAATCGTCAATGGCACAACAATAGGTCACACTGATGACACTGATCTAATTACAGTAGCGGATGGTATTGCCACAGTTGCTGGCGAAATATCTGTAACTACGTTAGATATTGGCGGCACTAATGTTACGTCAACTGCAGCGGAACTTAATATTCTTGACGGTGTCACTGCAACAGCGGCAGAACTTAACTACAGTGACACAGGTGCTGCTGTAGGCACAGTTGTAGCTAGTAAAGTAGTTACAGCAGATGCTAATAAAGACGTAGCCAGCTTCCGTAATATTACTTTAACAGGTGAGTTAGACGCAGGTTCGCTTGACGTATCAGGTGACGCAGACATTGATGGAACCCTAGAAGCAGATGCGATTACGGTTAATGGTACAGCACTAAATACAGTTATTGCAGGAGTAACAGTTGCTAACGCTACTTTAGCAGCAACAACTACCGTTACTGACAGCACAGCTAACACTAACTTCCCTGTTGTGTTCCATGACGAATCAAATGCACTGCTAGATGACACTGGTGCTTTGCGATATAATCCAAGCACAGGCGAACTGTTAGTACCTAAACTTACTGTGGCAGGTACAACGACCACCGTAGATACCGTTACAATGAATGCAGCAAATGCCATTATTTTCGAGGGTGCCACTGCTGACGCTAACGAAACTACACTTACTATTATAGACCCGACGGCAGACCGCACAATTAACCTTCCCGACCAGTCGGGCACAATTCCTTTGCTGGCTGCAGCAAGTAACACAGCCATTACGTCTACCCCTGCCGAATTAAATATCCTTGACGGTGCTACAGTAGTCGTAGGCGAAATCAACGCACTTGATTTGGGTTCAACAGCAGTCGGTAACGCTATTGCATCTAAAGCGGTAGTGCTTGACTCTAACAAAGATTTCACAGGTATTCGTAATCTTACAGCCACCGGAACAGTTGCTTTTGGTAGTATATCGGATGGTACAATAACAGCTACGGCATTTGTTGATGAAGATGACATGTCATCTAACAGTGCAACTCTTATTCCTACACAACAGTCTGTAAAAGCGTATGTTGACAACGAAGTAACTAGTGCAGGGGGTTTTACCAGCTTCTTTATAGAAGATGATGATGGTACAGAAGTTACAATCGACAACGCCAAAGAAATAAAGTTTATTGGTTCAGGGATAACAACCAACTTTACCGACACGTCTACTGGTAGTGATGGCGACCCGTTTGATCTTACGTTTACAGTTGACGCTGCACAGACAGGCATCACTTCTATCTTGGCTACAGACTTGAAGATTGGTGAGGATGACCAGACCAAGATTGACTTTGAGACTGCAGACGAAATACACTTCTATGCAGCCAACGTGGAACAGGTATACTTGGGTGACAACATCTTTGGTCCACAATCCGACAGTGATGTTGACTTGGGTAGCAATTCTGTGCGATGGAAAGACGCATATGTAGATAGTGTGACTTCAACAGGTAATGTTGTTGCAGGGGGAACTATTGAACCCGGTGGAGATACCTCTGCCGGTGACAACGCTGCGATTGGCTACACTAGCGCAGAGGGTCTTATCCTGACAGGACAAGGCTCTACATCAGACATCACCTTGAAGAACGATGCAGACGCTACGGTGTTTACTGTGCCGACTGGTACGGATGATATTCTGTTTCCAGACAATGCTAAAGCTATGTTTGGTGCTGGGTCTGACTTGCAGATTTATCACGATGGTTCTAATAGTTATGTTTGGGATTCTGGAACGGGTAACTTAATATTAGTTTCTGACGGCACTGGTGTAGAAATTAAAAAGAACAATGGAGAATATTTAGCGTCATTTAGTAATGATGGTGCAGTTGCTCTTTACTACGACAACGCATCTAAATTTGCCACCACCAACACAGGTGTGGATGTCACTGGCGTAATCACCACAGACGGTATGACTACTTCTGCTGACATCAACTTCGGCGACAGCGACAAGGCCATTTTCGGTGCTGGGTCTGACTTGCAGATTTATCACGATGGGTCGAACAGTTATATCAAAGATGCTGGAACTGGAGATTTGCTTGTTCAAGGAACTCAAATCAAACTACAAGATGCGTCTGGTAATGATTACCTAAGAGGTTTTA